TTCATCTGGTGATGACATCAGATTGACTATTGCGACTGGAGCAATAAACGGTAAAGTCAGAGTTTGGGCAACTATGATGTCATTAGATAAAGATGGCACAGATGTTGACGGAGACTCAATGAACGTAACATTTGCATAATACGTAATATATCTTGGGGGGAGCAATCCCCCCTTGATTTTTTACTTGACAAAATAATTACAAAGGTTATAATAGACACATGGCTACTACATATCTTACATTAACAAATAGTGTTTTAAGAGAATTAAATGAAACAGAGCTAACCTCTGCTACATTTACTTCTAGTCGTGGAGTACAAACTGCTGTAAAAGATTTTATAAATAAAGGCATACATGATATTTATAATGAAACAGGTGAGATACCTCTATTGTATGCAAGAACAACACAAAATTTATTTGTTGGTGATAACGAATATGATTTTCCAGCTGATTTTAGAAAAGCAGATATGGATTCATTTTCAATGGGACCAAGAGAACTAGTAACTAATGGTGAGTTTACATCTAATATAGATAATTGGACAACTGGTGATGGATCACCTTCACATACAACTAGTGGTAATGGTAGATTAAATTTAAATGATGCAGCTGCATATCAAGCTATTAGTACTACAGTAAATAAACAATATAGATTACAGCTAAGAGTTTTAAGTCCAAATAGTTCATCTAGTGGATTAATTGTTAGAGTAGGAACATCCCCAGGTGGAACACAAAATTTAGATACAACAGCTGTAGTTACAGATTTTAGAGAAGGTAAAATAATAAATAAAACTTTTACTGCAACTGCACAAACTTCTTTTATTTATGTAGAATCAGATGGTGTTCAATTAGATGTTGATTATGTAAGAATATCAAGAAGTGATATATCAACTAGAAAATTAAGTTTTATATCATATGATAATTATTTGCAAGCATACAAACCAACTGATGATACTAATAATAGTGGTAATTATGCTGCACCATTAAGAGTTTATATATTACCAAATTATACAGCTTTTGGTGTAAGCCCAAGACCAAATCTAAGTGAGTATACTGTAAGTTATAATTATTATACTACGCATACAGATTTATCAGCTCATGGAGATAATATGTCATTACCTGATAGATTTAGAACATTAATTATAGATAGAGCTAAATATTATACATATATGTTAAGATCAGATCCACAGCACGCACAATTAGCTGATAGAGATTATCAAAGAAAATTAAGATTATTAAAAGTAGATTATGCTACTAAAAATGATTATATGAGAAGTGATACAATTTCTGAAAGTATAGCAACTAATATAGGAGGCAGAACTAACTAATGAGTATTAAAGAAAAAAGAAAAGTAGAAAAAAAGAATGGTATGAAAGTTACTGATAACATGGATGGTGAAAAAAAAGCTAATGAAAAATTAATGGCTAAATATGAACCAGGAAGTAATATATCAGATTTTAAATATGAAAGATATAAAAAAGCTGTAAGAGATGACAACGTTAAAGAAGTTTTTCCAGATGAAAGTATTTTTGAATTAAGAAAAATGTTTGATAGAATGATGGAAGAAACTGGCGGAAGAAGACCAAAAGATTAATATTTGTATTATGGTTGTAAATTATTCTATAAATAAACCTAAAGAACCAGAAGACAATATGAGATATGCTGAAAGAAAAGCAGAAAGAATGTTGACTAATGGTTTAAATAATCAGCCATCTAATGATAATTTATTAAAAAAAGAAAAAAAAGATTTTGAATTATTAAAAACAAAAGAATCTAAAAGAGATATATTTGGACCATTAACAAATAAAGAAACAGAAAGATTACAAAATTTATCTATAAAACGAGAAAAAGATAAAGATGCCAACAACTGATTTAATATCACCTTTTGTAGTAAGTTGTGCTGGGGGATTGACATTGAACAAAGATGTATTTTCAATGCGACCTGGTGAGGCACTTATATTACAAAATTTTGAACCAGATATTAAAGGTGGATACAGACGTGTAAGTGGCACTGCATTATATAATACTACTATAGTACCACAAGGATCTAGTAATACTAGTTTAGTAGTTGATTGTTCTATAGTATTTAATGGACAAGTAATTGTTGCAAGAGGTGGTGATATACATAGAGGAACTACATCTGGTAGTTTTACAACATTAACTACAGGTCTAGGTACATCTACTAGACCATATGATTTTGAAAAATTTAATTTTAATGGAACTGAAAAAGTAGTTATTGCAACAGGGCATTCACCTGCACAAATAATTAATTCTAGTTTTGCAGTAGATGTAGTAAATGCAACAGGTGGTGGTACAGCTCCAAATAATCCTAAATTTGTAAAAGCATTTCAAAACCATATGTTTTATGCTGGTGCAACTAATCCAGAAGAAGTTATATTTAGTGTACCTTTTTCAGAAGATAATTTTACATCAGCTAGTGGTGCAGGATCATTTAGAGTTGACTCAACTGTTGTAGGATTAAAAGTATTTAGAAATGAATTGATTATATTTTGTGAAGATAGAATATATAAATTAACAGGAACATCATCTAGCAATTTTGCAGTACAAGAAGTTACTAGAAATATAGGTTGTAGAGATGGTGGTAGTATTCAAGAGATCGGTGGAGATGTTATATTTTTAGCACCAGATGGATTTAGAACTATTGCTGGTACAGCTAGAATTGGTGACGTTGAACTTGGATCTATATCTAGACAAATACAAGCTAGAATTGATGATGTTGGATTAAATAGAATATCATCATTAGTTATAAGATCAAAGTCTCAGTATAGATTATTTTACCCAACAACTGGTGGATCACAAGGATCATCAAAAGGTATTATGGGTGTTTTAAAAAATAATCCTAATACTGGTTCTATTGGTTTTGAATATGCAGATATAGTTGGTATAAAACCATCTTGCACAGATTCAGATTTTATAAGTAATGTAGAAACACAAGTATTTGGTGGATTTGATGGTTTCATATATAAAATGGAAACTGGAAATACATTTGCTAGACAAACTAACAATGATACTATTGTAGCTGTATATAGATCACCTGATATGGTAATGGGTGATCCTGGTGTTAGAAAATATATGCAGAGAGTTAATTTAAATTATGAAGGTGAAGGTACTTCAATAAATGCGGACTTAGCAGTAAGGTATGATTATGATGATCAGAATAGTCCACAACCTGATAAAATTGCTTTAACATCACCAGGTGGAGCAGCTACTTATGGAACAGCATTATATGGTAATGCAAACTATGGAGCATCAGGTATACCTTTAATTAGACAATCTATTGAGGGATCTGGATTTGCAGTTGCACTAAAAATTGATGATAAGAGTAGTTCAAATGCATTTTCAATAAAAGGATTTCAATTAGAATTTACCCCAGGAGGAAGAAGATAATGGCAGGTTATTCGTCACGACAGTCAAGTTTTGCAACAGGTGATACTATTACTGCAGCTCATTCTAATGATGAGTTTAACCAGATACTAGCAGCATTTAATGCTTCTACTGGTCATACTCATGATGGAACTGCAGGTGAAGGTGGACCTATAACTACTATTAGAGATGCTAATACTTTAAATAGAGTATTAATAGACTCTAGCAATAATCATTTAGAATTTTATATAAACGTATCATCATCCTCTGTACAACAATTTAGATTACAAGATGGTGCTATTGTACCTATTACGAATAATGATATTGATTTAGGAACTTCTTCTTTACAATTTAAAGATGCATTTTTTGATGGCACTGTAACTTTAGATGGATTAACTATAGGTAGTGCTACAAGTATAACAGATGTAGATACTGATATATCTAGTGTATCTGGAAGTGATGATACATTAGCTAGTGCAAAAGCTATTAAAACATATGTTGATGCTCAATTAACTGCTTCTGATTTAGATTTTCAAGGTGATAGTGGTGGTGCATTATCAATTGATTTAGATTCAGAAACACTTACAGTTGCTGGTGGAGAAGGTATTGATACTTCGGGTTCTGGTAATACACTTACAATAGCAGGAGAGGATGCATCTACATCTAACAAAGGTATAGCATCTTTTAGTTCTACAAACTTTGATGTATCAAGTGGTGCTGTTAGTGTTAAAAGTGGTGGTATTGTTAGTGGTAATCTTAATGATAGTGTAATAACAGGACTATCAGAAATATCGACAGTTGCTTCTGATGATGTATTATTGGCTATAGATACTTCAGGTGGTGGACTTAAAAAAATTACAAGATCAACTTTAACAGCAGGAATTACTACAGGTTCTGAAATATCAAATGTAGTTGAAGATACTACTCCTCAACTAGGTGGCAACTTAGATGTTAATGGTCAAGATATTGTATCTACATCAAATGCAAATATTGATATTTTACCAAATGGAACTGGTGTAGTAAACCTTGATGGTAACGGAAGTTCTGGGGGTGTATCAGTATCAGATGGTTTAATAGATATTAGAACAGGTACAGGTAATGTATCTAAAGTAAAATTTTATTGTGAGTCTTCAAATGCTCATGCACAAACACTACAAGCACAACCACACTCAGCAAGTAGTTCAGCAGTATTAACTCTACCTGTAGCTACAGGAACTTTAATTGGTACTGGAGATACTGGCAGTGTAAGTAATGCAATGCTTGCAACTATAAATACTGCAGGTAAAGTAGATATTGGTGCATTAGAAATAGATGGTGCAACAGATATTGGTGCTGATTTAGCAGATGCAGATTTAATTATTGTAGATGATGGTGCTGGAGGAACAGAGAGAAAATCAGAAGTTTCAAGAATACCTACATATACATTTAGTAAAATATCAGGTGATGCAACAGTAGCATCTGGTGGAGCTTTAACATTGGCTAACTCTGGTGTTACAGCTGCAACATATACAAATTCAACAGTAACAGTGGATGCAAAAGGTAGAGTTACCTCTGCATCTAGCGGAACTGCTGGAGCAACAGCAGGCTTTGCCGTTGCAATGGCAATTGCCCTTTAATTGGAGGATAAATGGCTCAAGACTTTAAAAGATTTGGCGATCAGGATGTAGGAACATCAGCATCTACTATTCACACTAGTGATTCTAATGATGCTATAATTTCTATCCGTCTTGCTAATACAACTACATCAACGATAAACGCAGATGTATTTATTACATCTACTGTAACAAGTGGATCACAAGATCACTATATAATTAAAAATGCACCAATAGTTGCTGGCGGATCGCTAGAACTTATTGATGGTGGTAGTAAACTTGTAATTCAAAGTGGTGATGTTGTTAAAGCACAATCGGATACAGCAAGCTCATTAAGTGTTTGGATGTCTACAGTTGACGCAATCAGTGCATAGGAGAAATAAATGGCTTATTTAGGAAACACACCCGCAAGAAGTTTTATAAGTTTTGAGAAACAAGTATTTACTATTGTTAATTCTCAAACTGCGTATACTTTATCACATTCTGTAAATAACGAAAATGATATCAGACTTGTAATTAACAATATTGTCCAAGAGCCAGGATCAGGTAAAGCATATACTGCATCAGGCACAACTCTTACACTATCCGCAGCGTTAACAAACGGAACTGATGAAATGTATTGTGTGTTTTTAGGTAGAGCAACTGCAACAAATGCACCTGGAGCAGGGTCAGTAAATACTGCAGCAATCGCAGCAGATGCAATAACAGAAGCAAAAATTGCAGATGATGCTGTTGAAAGTGAACACCTTAATAATAATGTTATCTCTGGTCAAACTGCTTTAGGAGCTGAACCTGCAGACACAGATGAATTTCTTGTTTCAGATGCAGGTACAATTAAAAGAGTAGATTATAGTTACATTAAAAGTGGAACAATGACACCAGCTTTTAGTGCTTATGCTACAGGTATACAAACTCTTACAGATGCAACATTAACTAAAGTAACTTTTACTGGAGAAGAATATGATACTGCATCTGCCTATGATACATCTACATCAAGGTTTACAGTTCCAAGTGGTCAAGCAGGAAAATACCATTTTGACATGAGAATTAATGGAAAAACTGATCCAAGTAGATTGCAATATGTAGGACTTTATATTTATAAAAATGGCTCAGCGGTTGCACAAAATTTTATTGATCCTAGAAATGCAGGTTTTGGTTTACAATTTTCAGTTCATTCAAGTGTTGATTTAAGTTTAGCTGAAAGTGATTATCTTGAAGTTTATGGATTAGTTGATCCAGAAGGAAATGCGACTTACACAACTAAAATAGATCCAAATGGAAACACATACACAAATATATTCACAGGATTTAAAATTATAGAATAGGATAAATTATGGCAATAGATAAAGTAGTATCAGCATCAATAACAGACAGCTCAGTGACAAGTGCTAAAGTAGCTGCTGGTGTTTTACATCCAAATTTTAAAAATCTTTTTATAAATGGAGATATGAGTATAGCTCAAAGGGGAACAACTTCTAGCTCTGAAGGTATTAACACGGTTGATAGATGGAGATTAAACACTGGAACTCAACAAGAGCAAAAAACAGATACACCAGATGCAAGATTTTCAAACTCATTTGAAGCAACTGGAACTGTATCTGGTTCATCTGGTTATGCTGTAGTTTATCAAAGAATTGAAAGCAAAAATGTATTACCAGCATGCGGTCAAACTTGCACTTTGTCTATGTATGTAAAAAATACTGGTACATCTACTGTTGATGTTACTGTTGAAGTTTATAGAGCAAACTCAACTGATGATTTTAGTGGATTAACCTTAGTATCAGCATTAGGTAATCAAGCAATTACCACAAGTTGGAACAGAATTACTTTTCCATCCTTTACGGTACCAGATGCTGCTGCGACTGGATTGGAAGTAAGAATATTTAGATACGATGCAAGTAATGATCAGGAATGGCTATTAACAGGATGTCAACTTGAAGCTGGAACATCAGCATCTGATTTTGAGTTCTTGCCTTTTGATGTAAACTATAAAAGATGTGCTAGATATTATCAAAAATCTTATAATGTTGGAACTGCTGTTGGAACTGCAAGTTTAACTGGAACTTTTGTTAGTGGTGGAAGTGCTGGTGGAGCAACAACTGGATATTTAGAAGGTTCAATTTCTTTTAATAATAGAATGAGATCAGCACCAACTATGGTTTTTTACGACCAAGCTGGAAATTCTGGCAAATGCACAAGACTATTAACTGGAACTGGAAGAAATGATAATCAAACGATAAGTTCTGCAAATGGTAATGAAAGAGGACTACATGTTTTTTCATCAGGAACAGCTAATGGAAGTAATATTACACTTCACTATACAGCAGAGGCAGAGTTATAATTATGATTAATACAGTAGAAAAAATTTATTATTTAAATAATTTTGTTAGTTATGAATTAACTTTAGATAATGGTTTGGTTAAATCAGTACCACTAGACGAAGCAAATACAGATTACCAAGAAATTCAACAGTGGATTTCAGAAGGAAACACTGTTATAGATAACGGAGAATAAGGAGGAAAACTATGGCATCACTATCAAGCAAGGTCAAACAATATTTGGCTAACAATGGGGTAAATTCAGTAGACTTTATTTCAGACGTTTTGCTTCAGGATGACTCAAACGGTCAAGGTCCTTACATCAAGGAATGGAATATTTCAGGTGTAGACCAGCCAACTGACAGTCAACTGAATGCTGTGGATTCTGCTGCTGATCTCGAAGAGAGACAAAATGCAGTTAGAGCTACAAGAAGAACGGCCTACGGTGATTTGGGTGACCAGCTCGACATGCAGTACCACGATAATGTTAATGGTACTACTACATGGAAAGATCATGTAGCAAAAGTCAAAGCTGACAATCCAATCCCAACAGAATAAGGAGAATAACATATGGCTTACGTAGGAAAAGTTCCGCTCACAGGAGCATATCAGATTTTAGACGATATATCAGGATCATTTACTGGATCAACTGCGGGACCGTTTAATTTAACGGTTAATGGAACTGCTGTATCTCCAGAAACAGAAGCATCCGTAATTATATCTGTCTCAGGTGTTGTACAGCAACCAGTAAGTGCATTTACAATATCAGGCAGTCAAATAACATTTACAGGAAACCCT